AAATCCAAGATTATTTGGACGTTTTTTGGCAGGAGTAAGGACAGCTCCAGGCTCTAAGTCAAAACTAAGCTCAGTGTCCGTCTCAACTTCACTAATTTCGTCAGCAGTTATCGTCAAACGCACGTAGCGCTTGTTTTGACCATAGCTATTACTAGGCAGACCTAAGTTAGCGTTCTTAACTTTATAGCTATAGACAATAATTACTTCTTCTACGTTACCGTTGACATCGTGATACACGCGATATTGATTCTTATTAAAGAAATAAATCTGATATTTAAGTTTTGGGTCGGGTCTAAAGTAAAACAGACCACACCCGTCGATTAAAAAGTTTCGAATAATCGCTGGAAAGCGAATATCGAGCTTGTTCAGAGCAATAACATCTTCCAAGAAGCGCGTACGACTCTTGAAAGTATCTTGATCACAGTAAAAAGCAAGACCCTTCTTAATCATCAGAAGGGTCATCTGCTGTAAGTGACTCAGAACAACCATCGTTGACGACTGGTTGCTCCGATCCTGAGTGCGTGACGCCTCTAAGATCTCGGTGAATCTTTTCCTAGTTTCAAGCGAGCTGGACATCTATACGCACAAGTGAGGGGATCCTTTTAAAGGATCATTTACGGAAGATGCTTTCCTTAGCCTTTTTAGCTTTAGCTTTGGCACGCTTCATGCTATCAGCGCCACCTTTAGCCTCCTCGCCACTGGGAGCTTTCTTGGCTTCACGATCCGCTGCAAACTTTTTAAGCAGCTCAGCTGGCATACCTTTAGCCATCGGGAAGGAGGTACTTTTTTACTCTTTCCAGTTTAACCGCTTCCTTGGGTAAATCCTCGATAGGGTACGTGGTAATTAAATGATCCTGACGACCTAGCATGTCTGTATTGCCTTCGTCAGGCTCAAATTCTTCACACAGTTTCTGAACCTCTGGCCGATCCCAAATATAAGCCTCCGCGATTGACCTTAATTTTGTAAGACGCCTGTCAGAGTCACCCATCCAAGAGAAGTGCCAGCCGGCGTCCCGCTTTCCAACGTAATAATTATTTTGTGTAGAACGCATAGAAGATAGCGTCCCGTAGTCTTTTAGCTGCCCCACGGTGCTTACCACGCCGCAACGCCAGTCGAATAACTCACCTTCAGGAGAGACGAGCTGCCTATCGGCACGTCCATAGTGCATAGACATGCTTAATCTAACAACTTTATCTTTATGCTCTTTAACAGCCTCAATTACTTCCGGGAGTTTGTCTGGGTTTGTAATCTCGTCACAGTCTGAGCAAATAAAAATATCCTCATCATCCATAAGATGTAGACCAACACCAAGCGCATCTCGCTGACCCCTTTCACGAATCCAGGGATCAGAAGCCTCCTCCATAGAAGGAAGCTCGACGTGCATAACTTGGATTTTCTCTTCCGGGAGCCCTAGCTCTCGAATAGTTTCTAAACAGGTAAAGGGCTTCAGCTCACCAGTTGCGTGAGTCCTGTTGGCATCAGTGATAAGAAACCCGTCAACGTGGTCTTCAAGAGTCCGAATACGTAGCTCAAGAAGTTCACGCTCATTAAAATATGTAAAGCAATCTAAGAGCACAGTGAGCTTTAGAAGGTCTCACTATATTAACTCAATCTCGCTCTTGCAGGTACTTTGCGACTTTGTGTTTTGCTCGCATGAGCGAGTTGCCGTTTGCTTGATCAAGCACAGTTCCACCATCTGGGGCCATCCCGGTGTACTGATCGTTCGGGGGCGCCGGAGCTTGAGGTTCTGGTGAGTAGCGGTAATCAGTCTCTTCATCCGCCACGCCTTCGGCAAAAGCATTGGAGGAAGGTTGGTTTGCGCGGCGCTGCTCGTCTGCAGCACGCATATTCATTTGATATGCCTTAGCAAAACCAAATGCAGCTTGAGTGTAAGGATCCATCAGTAAAGAACGAATACGCCTTCAACAGTCCCGCTGATAAGAGCAGTACAAGCAATAGGAATAAGGGTATTACCCTCTAAGTTAATAGCAGACGCGTGCTGACCCGGAGCATCGGAAAGCTCGACAGTCAAGTAATCTTTGCTCGCTGTTGCTTTTGCCTCGATAAAGATCGCACGGCAGGTGGGAAAGTTTTTACGACCAGCAGCGGGTTCCCAACCAAAACCACTTGCATAAGGCAACACTGAAGTCTGCCCATATACAGAGCCGAAGGCGCGGATATCCATATAAAAGAACTGTTTCGTCTATCTTAACTCGCCGTGGGATCGTTTTCCAAGTAGGAGATAAGGCGATCCAAATACCACCGTGCTTTCTTAAGGTCTTCAGTGCCGTTTTTAAACTTCTCTCGGGATACATACTTAAGAACATTCATCTTGCATCCGCCGCAAAACTCTTCAGGAGTCAGGCAGGACTCCATATAGTCGATAGTTTCTATAGTTCCCTGTGTGTAGTGATTAGGGTGGTTAACCGAATCGTTCATTCTTTGAAGAGGAGGTAAGCCGAGGTCAGATAGGGTCTTCAATTTAATTGAATCAACACGAAGCATAACCGAACATTTCCGTGACATCCAGGACAGACCCTAGCTTGTCTTCTAGTTCCTTACTGTACTTAGTGTCACAGTGCTCAACTAGGCCGCAAGAGGCGATCTGTACTTTGTCGTGAGTTTTCACGATAGGCACAACCCGACGATGCTCCTGTCCAGGTAGCAGATTCTCGAACGCAAGGCCCATAGAACTTCTGTCAGCCAGCGGCCAGCAACGAAACTGGGTAAGTTCAAAACTTTTTAAAGGATCAGAACTAATAGAAGCTATGTACTCCTCCGCCATGTCCTGATCCAAAATCATCATCCCCATATAAGGGTTACCTAAAGAAACAAATCCGACAAAGTCGTCTAAGGGTGTCAAATAAGACTTAACACGATAAGGACGTTCTCCCCAAACATCGCGCGTCAATCCATTGAGCTGCCAAACACGATGGTTATCAAAAGGCACCCGTTTAGGCCCGTATGCCTCGTAACGACAGAACCCAGGTTCAAGGTTCAAAGCTTTTAACTTGTCTTTATATAAGAACCAGTAGAGAAAGTTGTCATTAGAAAAGACCATATCGTTTTCTGTATACACATAGAAGTCGTAATACTTATTCCTAACTGCTTCACGTAGTAGATCTTTATGCGCCCAAGTAAGAGAAAAACCCTCATAACGCTCAGAAGCAACTATTACATTAAGAGCATTGAAAACTACATTCGGTTCTAATAAATCCTTTAATACAGCTGCATCCGCTCCATGCGCAGAGTCAATATAGATAAATACATCCTTCTCGCCAGGTAAGCTTTCATAACCACGAAGGGTTTTCAAGAGAACATCGAAACGCGAGAGCGGGTCGTGCGCGGTTACGAAAATTAAGAATTTAAAGTCCTGCATTAGTACTCCATTTCGAAATTACCGCGACGCTGCAAGAAACACACTAAGTGTGTGTAAGCGTCTAAAAGGTCGTCATGAGACGTCGCACCAATATTAATGAGCTGATCGAACAGCGCATCAAACTTTCGATATCGGTTAAAAACTACTCTCTTATTCTCAAGAAGGCCCAGAGTACCTCTGAACCTAGCGATCTTATCTCCACGGAAACCCTTGACCTCGTGGATATGAAGGTTTCCTAAACCCCACTCATTAAGCATGACCCTTCGTAAGTCTGCAGCAAGAGAAGCTTGGTAAGCGACAGACTCAACCACTAGAGAACAGGTGGAGTAAGTAGGGAAGTACTTACCCTCCGTATCCTCTTGAAGAATTCCCCACTCCACGAGCATTTTGCACAGCAGATCTATCTTTTCTAGATTTCCTATGGAGCGCACCTGGTGCGCGTCAATAATATAGTACTTATCTTTTAATCTACCGCCTAACACAAAGGCAGTGTAATCAGAGGTTTCGTTTTTACTAGCCGATAGGTCGATACCTACAGCGAGACTATCGAATTCTGTGACAACATCACCCTTAACGAGTAAATCTGGTGAAAGGACCAGATCAGATGTCATAACAGGCTGTTGCTGGTACTGGAATGCAAACGCAACAGGATCAAGTTCTTTCTGTCCGAGCAAATAATCGACGGACCACTGCTCAGGCCAATAACTGACTGGCTCTCCGTCATCGTCATAAGTAAGAGCTTCCTGCTGTACTTGCTTCCACCCTTTATCGGGAACAAACATCGTTTTATGTATGTCTAACGGGTGGAACCGGGTTCCCAGGCAGATAGCACGACCCCCTTCAAAAATAATCGGCGCGATAACCGAGCTCCAGTTATTATTCATCTCTTCTCTAATAGTAGGGTTTTTAATGTCAGTGCTGGACTTGATAGGGTCATCCACAATAACAAGGTGTGCACGCTTAGACGTAATAGAGCCTCTAAGACCAGCGGCCCTCAGAGTAAATTCTTCGTCGCCCACACGGCTAATCCCTGCGTAATCAAAATCGATACTCCAACCAATATCAGACTGCATACCAGAGCGCAGTTGAACTTTTGGAAAAATCTTCCGATACGTTGAGGAGTCGATGATCTGCTTAATAATTCGACTTTTCGGTATGGCTGTGGCGATGTTGTAAGAACAGTAAATAATTTGAAGAGGTAAACCTGCTGTTGTATGTCGACCAATAATCCAAGCAGTAAACATGTTAAGCACAGTGCTCTTAGCGCTACCGCGAGGAGCCAAAATATCTAGATTAGGTCCAGCAATATCCAATAAGTACCTATTGCTTTCACCTGTAATCAAGTGCTTGTGCCACTCCAGCATGTGTGTAGCTGGAGCTTTGTCCATAATCGTACAGAATGTATGGAAATCGTCTGCAGCTCTTAAAAAGATATTATCGATAGCAGAGCTCTCAGAATCTATAGCCTTAGCTGCTCTTAATTTCAGTGCACGACGGTACGCAAAAGTTTCTCTACTTGGCATGTTCCTCTAAAAAGTGTCTGTATACTGTTAGCAAG